GTAAGCTTAAGTTTACAATTAATACTCCGGTACTTAGCCCGATTCCGCCGCCTCCAGTATCATACGTCGATAGCGTCACGATTCTCACAAGTACCAGCCCGTCTGCAACAGAAACCGCAGCTTTCACAGAGAGTGCTTTAATAGCATCTAGCACGACTCCATCAGTAGTAGAAGCAACTAATTATACAAATGTCCAGACAATCGCAGGAACAACAACCTTTAGCTCGATTGATGTCGCCAACTTTGTTGACGTACAAACTCTCCCAACTGTAACTACGCCAACGATTCAGGAACTGTACTCACACTCATTCCAAGATTCTACAACAATTACGACGATTACTACTTTTGATCTTTTCGAGTTCTCATTCATCACAGTAGCCGAATTCACAATTAAAGCATTCAAACCGCGCTGGCAGTTTTTGGAGCAAAAGAGATGGGAGATTCACAATAAGCAGCCGGCTATCACAAGAAGGTGGAAACAGTGGTTACTCTAAATGTAGGAACGAAGGAAATTGTATCTGTATTGTTGGAAGATCGGCTTAACTCTATTGCTACGCTTGACCCTTATGTGGTTCAGTACCGCATCAGAAACGAACAAGAAGTAGATCAGGTACCTTGGGCTACTGTACTAGATACTACCGATATGAGGGTAGATATTCTTATTGACACCACTGTGGGCACTTGGGCGGAAGGTGTCTACAAACTAGACATAAGACCGCAAATTGCACCCGAAGCCCCAATACTCGGACCTATCTTATTTGGTTTGTCCTAGCAAAACAGTGAAAGGAGGTGAAATGGTAGAAATAGGTGATACGGTTCAGTTCTTCGATCCGTACGGTAAACCTCATACAGCCTTAGTGACCACTATATTTACATCTGGTCATCCAGGCGATGATGGCCCCAAACCGTCAGTTAATCTAGTTTTCGTCAGTGACGATGAAACTAAAACTGACCAGTACGGACGACAGATCGAACGTAATACATCCGTTGTGCATAAATCGAATCAGTACGCACACGGTATGTATTGGGACGATCTGAGTTAACTGACTAGCCTATCGTGGTGCCGAGCAGGTGCCAACACGATAGGCGCCTATTATACCATTTCGCATAATATGAGGGCAGAACCTAATATCTCGCGTGAAGCTTTGTTTGAGAAGTTAAAGTACGAACCCCATTCTGATGCACAATGGGAAGTTCATCGTTCTCAAGCTAGATACCGTATTCCATGCTGTGGTCGCCGTTGGGGTAAAAGTACCTGGGCGGGGCATGAAGGTACGCTTAAAATGTTTGTACCTGATTCTGTTAATTGGGTGGTTGGCCCAGATTACGGACTCGGTGAGAAAGAATTTCGCATCATCTATTATGATTTCCAGCGACTCGGCTTGCTCAAATACTGCAACAAATCATATAACGTCAAACAAGGTAATATGCGGATTCACTTCAAAGAGCTTAACTCCATACTTGAAGTAAAAAGTGCCGAACGTCCAGATTCGCTCGTAGGTGAAGGTCTTGACCATGTTATTATGGCCGAGGCTGCTAAGCACAAAATGTCTACCTGGCAGATGTATATTCAGCCTGCGCTTACTGATAAGCGTGGTAGTGCAGACTTTCCTAGTACTCCTCAAGGCTTTAACTGGTATGAAGGTCTTTATCAGCTTGGTCAGCATCCAGACTTCCCAGATTACGAATCGTGGAGATTGCCTACTTGGACTAATGCGGCAGTTTTCCCGACTGGCTTTGATGTTGCCTGCCCAAACATTATCGAGGGTTATCATTTTAATCAACATGAGTGCGAATGCGATCCTGAAATTATTCAAGTATTTAATACTGTTAGCGCGATGTACTTCTGGCAGGAGTACGGTGCTGAATTTACGTCGTTTGAAGGACTTATCTATCCTGAATTCGATGAACGTGTGCACGTAGTAGATAGCCTTTACAACGTGGCACATGAGGAAGTGTAATGGACGAATTCGACTACAACCCCGCATTAGAGAGTTGGTGGGCGTTAGACTTTGGATATACAGACCCATTTGTTTGCCTTGATATAACTATTGACACTTCCGATAGAGTTTATGTTTGGCGCGAATATGTAGTTAGGTTTAGATCAACTCACGAACATGGACTACTGTTAAAGAGTAGACCTAATCCCGATGGTTTTCATGTTGATGGAATTGCCGCCGATCCTCGAGGCGCAGATGAGATAGCAACTTTGGCAGTTATTATTGGTAGTATTGTTGCTAATCCTGTGGGCATTTCTTTAGGTGATGAGGCAATTAAGCAAGCTCTTAAGCGTAGACCTGATGGAACATACGGGCTTTACATCAATTCCACCTGTACCGAGACTATACGCAGCATGAAGAACTTAAGAGCCGACGAGAGTAAACCGGGTTATGAGAGGTCGAAGGGTCAATTCGACCACCCTGCCGATGCGTTACGTTATTTCTTCAATGAGCGTTTTGTGCTTCGTGGAAGCGTCAACCTAGACGCAGTGTATGATGCCTACCGTGGAAGTGAGGCAGCCGGTTTCTTTCAGTACCAAAGTGAGCTAACACTGAATCAACGGTTTAGTTAGTTTCACCCCGAAACACCATTTCAATGGCTAGTCTTATTCCACGCCGTAAGCGGCTTACCCAACGCAAGCCCTCACCGACCCGCCAACAGACGGGAACGAGTTATACGTCTCAGGGCGCACAGGGTCTAAAAGACCCTGATGTTAACGAACTCGGTAGTGAGTTAGGTACAAAGCTATTTGATCGTGTGCCTGCTGTTGGTACAGGTATTCAGGCGGCGCAGACGTATAAACGTATGATGCGTGATGATGCATCTGTACGTATTAGTTTGCGCGCCGGCAAAGCACCTGTTTTAGGTGCTGAATTCTTTATAGACCCATTCGATGATACACCGGAAAATTTGCTCATCTGGGACTTTGTTGATTATAACTTGTTTAGTGGTATGACGGCGCCTTGGTCAATCACATTAGAGAAGATTTTAAAAATGTATGAATCAGCTAGAGCCAATTCAATCTTTGAACTTGTTTGGGAAAACCGCGAGTGGGCACCTAAGAGGTCTAATACAAACGCAAATCGCAAACAGTACACAATGCTTCGGAAGATGGCTTATCGCCCGGATACCACCGTTTCTGAGATTAAATACGACAACAATGGTGGGCCTGTAGAAATAGTCCATAACGCTGTTCAGGCTGACCATAATGTCAAAGAAGTCAAAATTCCTATCGAGAAGGCAGTAATCTTCGTTCTTAACCAGGAAGAAGATTCAACTCTCGAGGGTATGCCGATGCTTCGTAGCGCATATAAGCATTGGTACTACAAGGACAAGCTTTATGCAATTGATGCAATTCAGAAGGAACGGCACGGTATCGGCGTTCCGGATATTGAGGTTCAACCTGGCGCTAGTCCTAAGGATTGGGAACTAGCTAAAACTCTCGGTAAGAATCTTAGAACGAATGAATTTGCTCACATCGTTCGTCCGCCTACCATCAAAGTAAGCTTTGCTGAGGTTAAAGGTAATCTCGTCGATGTTATGGCTTCTGCCGAACATCACGATATAATGATTATGAAAAATCTCATGGTGCAGTTCCTTAACATGGGAGCTGGCGACGGGGGTGGTAGTAGGGCGGCGAGTGCTACCGCAATGGATATGTTTCTCAAGGCCATGCGGCATGTAGGTAATTCAATTTGCGATTCATACAACCTTTATGTCATTCCTCAGCTTGTCGCATATAATTTTCAAACCGATCATTTCCCACAACTTAAGGTTAGAAATATCGGTGAGGCAAAAGACCTCCAGATGTGGTCTAGTGCAATGAGAAATCTCATCGACGTTGGTGCTATTAGTGTTGATGAAGAAACAGAGGCTTGGGTTCGTAATCAGTTGGATATGCCTAAGTTGCAGACTCCCTGGAAGCCTCTCGAAGAAAGACCTGCGAGAATTCAAGAGATTATTGCTGCTAAGAAAGCTGCGGCTGCACAAGAGTCTAACGGTAATGCCCCTCTAACTACTCCTAGTGATCGTAGTAAAAATGGAGGAGGCGGGAACATTGGAAAAAGTCCTAGTTCCGGCGCCGTTTAGGTCACAATATTATACTCTTGAGGAAATAGATGAGCAACTTACTTTTATTAGCAACATTATTGTGCATGGTTCTCGTCGCGAAAGAGCGAATTGTTTTGTTAAAGCCAATGAATGGTTAGACAAACGACTTGAGTTGAAACCAGTGATTGAAGATGCCAGCTAAACCTGGATATACACCGATTAAAAAGCTTAAACCCGGTATGGGACTTTACCAGGTGTTGTATTGGCCCAAAGAAGCTATTAAAGCTGGCGTAGCTGGTAAACCTTGGGCTGTAGTAAATCTCGAAACCGGCGATGTTAATGGTCGTTGGCACTCCACGAAGGAGGAAGCATTAGCACAA